AAGGTCTTCTCTCGTCGCTGGTCTCCCTCGGTCGTCGCTGTCGAGCAGGTCCAATATCAGGCTGCGGTCGTGACCGAGCTCCTTCGGACGACCGAGCTCCCGGTCGTCGGGGTCCGACCCGACCGAGACAAGGTCACGAGGTTCACGGGACTTCAGGCGAGATTTGAGCAGGGGATGGTCTTTCTGAGCCCAGACCTGCCATCGGACTTTCAGAGAGAGCTCCTCGGGTTCCCGCTCTCAGAGCACGACGACATGGTCGACGCATTGGTATACGCTCATCGAGCTCTCGGACACGGCTCTCTCGAGATGTCCTAAAACCTATTGACGGGTTTCAGAAACCTGCTAGTATGAACATATCGGCAGCGAGCCGCAGTTCCCAAGAAGGAGATTCCCGATGACCAGCCTGACCGCTCTCGAAGTTCAAATGCTGACCGCCATGAGCTTCAATTATTGTTTCCAGCATGGCGGATTCGAAATCTGGAGCAGCCAGCTCGACGAAATGAGCGATAAGCATCTTCTTCCTGAAGCAGCTCAGCGTGGAGCGATTATTGCCTCGCTTAAGAACAAGGGACTGGTCAAAGTATCAATGAGCGGGACACGGGACTCTGTCATCAGCATCCCGGAAGAGACCACGGTCATCATGGCTCAGCTAAGGGCAAATTTCCAAGGATAAAGGACCGCAGAGACGAGTCCCTCGAGAAATCGAGGGACTTTCCTCTTTGAAAGGTGTCGACAGGTATCGTCGAACCTGCTAGTATGAATCAGGTCGAAGGAGGACCGTCAAATGCTCGAAGTCAATCGTGGTGGTCGTGGCAAGAAGGCTGATTCCGTCCAATTCGGGATTCGCATCTCTCGTCAGCTCGACTCTTCTCTGAGAGCCGAAGCCAGTCGTCGAGGTGTCACTCCGGGAGCACTCGCATCCCTCATCCTGACGATGATGCTCGCCAAGCTCAAGAACGAAGAGCAGGGTCTCGAGACTCCCGCAATCTAAGCAGCCTGCTTGAACGGTCCCTGATTCCCGATGTACCCTCGAGGCATGGGAATCGGGGACCGTCTCTTTGCTGCCATAAAGTCGTGGCGACTTGGTCGAGCGGTCGTCTCGACCGACACTGGCTTCGGCACATTTGCCTTCGGGGACGAGCGTCGAGGACTTCCGACCCATCGTCTCGTCGAGCTCTCGACTGCTGTTTATTCGGCAATCGACCTGAGAGCCAGTGCGGTCTCGTCGGTCCCCATGGTGATACGGTCGACCTCTGGCGAGCATGGCGAGGACATCTCGAGCGGTCCTGCGTTCGACCTTTTCAGAAAGGTCAATCCGCATTGGACTTGGCCACGGCTCCTCGAGGCAATTGAGGTTTCGCTCTGCACTTACGGGGAAGCCTTCCTCGTCATCGAGCGGGACGGTCGAGGAGTCCCGATTGAGCTGTGGTTCGCTCGAGCAGACCGGATGAATGTCGTCCCGCACAGGACTGAATACATTGCTGGGTACCTTTACAAAGACGGGCAGCAGGAGATTGCTCTCGAGCCACAGGACGTCGTCTGGGTCCCCGGTATCCTCGACCCGTCAAACGAGTTCCGATGCCTTTCCCCGCTCGAGGCAGCTCGTCTCTCGGTCGAGAGTAACATCGAAGCTCTCGAGAGCAATCGGAACATCTTCCGAAACGGTCTGAATCCGGGAGGAATCCTTTATCCCAAAGACCAAGGAGTCAGCCTGACTCGAGAGCAGAGACAGAGCATCGAGGAGCAGCTCAATCTGAGACTTCGAGGCAAGGACAAGGCGCATCGCATCGCTGTCTTTTCCCACGCCATGTCGATGGATACTCCGACCCTATCACCTGCTGACGCTCAGTTCATGGACTTGCTGGGATGGACCCTCGGGGATGTCTGTCGAGTCTTCAAGATTCCTCCGACCAAGCTGCAGGACTTCTCTCGAGCGACTTACTCAAACGTCGAACAGGCAAACAAAGCCTTTTACACAGACTGCATCATCCCAGAGTGCCGTCGAATCGAGTCTGCTCTGAACGAGCAGCTCCTTCCGCTCTTCGGCTCGGACCTTGAGGTCGTCTTTGACTTCTCGAAGATACCAAGCCTGCAGGAGGACCAGACTGAAATCACGGCTCAAATGGTCCAGCTTGCCAGTCTCGGGGTCCCTCTGAACAAGCTCCTCGAGGTATATCGTCCCGACCTGCTTCCCGAAGGTGGCGAGGGATACCCGTGGGGAGACGCTCCCATGCTGGCTCCCGGTATGCCAGCAATGCCAGTGCAGCAGACCGTCGAGGGTCCGACCCTCGAGGACGTCCCGCTCGAGGAGCGGGTCAGGAGACTGCGGGTCATCTCGGGAAAAGACTGACCTCCGAGAATCGGGTCTCGGTCCTCGGAGGTCTCTCGACGGTCCCTGCGTTCGGCTCTGTCCTTCATCGAGCTGCCATGGCTGCTCGAGACCGAGCGGTCCTCCCTTACGAGAGAGCGGTCTTCAATGCAGCTCGTCGAGCTCAAAGACAAATCGCAGACGAGTTCAAGCGAAGGATTCGAACCTCGTCGAAGGAGGAAGCTGGCGGTCTCGACCTCGAGGACGACGACGAAGGTCGAGAGGTCGTCGTCAATGGATACCGCCAGCTCGTGCCGATATTCGAGAGGACCTTCCGAGCTGGTGGAGTCTCGGGTCTTTCAAAGGCACGAGTGAATCTCTCGTTTGACGTCCGAAGTCCTCGAGCAGAGCGACTGCTCCTCGAGGCTGAAAACAAATTCTTCGACGAGGTCAGCGATACTGCGTGGCAGTCCATCAAGAGAAAGCTGTCCAAAGCTCTCGAGGAAGGCTCAAACATCGACGACCTGACGCAAATCGTCGAGTCCGAGCTCGACGTCGGGGTCCTGTCTCCCGGTAAGGCAGAAGCCATCGCTCGGACGCAGGTCATCAAAGCCTACAATCAGGGACTCGAAGAGGGATTCCGTCAGAGTGGCGTGGTATCGGCAAAGGTCTGGCTCGCTGCTCTCGACGACAGGACCCGACCGACCCATCTCGAGCTTCACGAGACGCAGGTCGGACTCGACGAGGACTTCGTCTCATCGAGTGGCGCATCAGGTCCCGGTCCCGGTCAGCTCGGGACCGCAGAGGAGGATATATCCTGCCGATGTGCTCTTGAAGCGATACTAGGGGACGACTCGGACTCGGAGCCTTCATTCGAGGAAATTCCTTCTGGGGTCAATGAGACAGAGGTCTTGGAATGAGCAGGACGGATTTCCCAAAGCAAGGAGACGACAGTCCCGTCAGTCTTCGCTCGAGCGAATATCCACTCTTCCCGCTGGACGAGGCGCAGGACCTGAAGGACAACTGGCCAGAGCTCTGGGACCTTGGCGGGAACGTCCTCGGCAACACTCAATTCTCGAGACTAGCTCCGATGGCTCGAGAGCGTCGGTCGCCAGAGACTCCGACCGAAGAGAAGGCTGTCAGGCTCCGAGAGGCGTGGGCAGCGAGGCATCTCGAGGACTTCCGACCTGCTGGAGTCATTGCACAGATAAAGTGGCTGGTGATAGGGTCGAGAGGTCTGGACCACATGAGAGAAGTCGTGAATCAAGAGAAGGAAAAGCTCCGAGCTCGTCGGACCTTGTCGGCACCATTGGTCGTCAAGGAGGGACGAGCTTCCTTCGTCATGACGAGCGATGCTCTCGACCGACAGGGAGAAGTCGTCGAGACCGATGGATGGGACTTCGGCAATTTCCTGAAGAACCCGGTCATTCTCGACACGCACAGGTACGAGAGCATCGAGGACATCGTCGGTCGAGCAGTCGGGGAACCTCGTCTCGAGGAGCGTGGTTGGGTCGTCGACATCGAGTTCGCAAAGACCGAGAAGGGTCGAGTCGCTCAAGCTCTCGTCGAGCAGGGGATGCTCAATGCCGTTTCTGTCGGGTTCCGCTCGACCCAGAGACGGAAGGAGGGACGAGTGATTCGCCACGTCCAGAAGGAGCTGCTCGAGGTCAGTCTCGTATCTATCCCAGCAAATCCGACCGCTCTGCGTATCAAGTCAGCCACGGGATTCGCTGACCTTGCTCTTGCCGACAAGCAGACGGAATGGGATGGACCTGCCGCAGAGCAAAGAGTCCAAGCTCTCGCAGGAGCTCGAGGTCAGGACTTTTCCGAGATGGACTGGGACCTGTATGCGAAGGCATTTCTCTGGGTCGACCCTGAGCGTCGAGAAGAGGTCGGAGGATACAAGCTCGGATTTGCTGATGTTGTCGACGGTCGTCTCGTCGCCATCCCTCGAGGACTTCAAGCCTGTGCTGCGGTCCTCGCTGGAGCACGAGGAGGTGTCGACATACCTCAAGAGGACAGAGAAGGGGTCGTCGAGCTCCTCTCGAAGTATTACGAGAAGATGGATGCCGAAGTGCCCGAAGGAGCTAAATCCGAGATGACGGAAAACGAAGAGGAACCCAAGATGCCGAAGAGGAAGAACGAGATGCTCCTCGAGCTTCGAGACCATCTCGTCGCTGCGGCATCGCTCGTCGACGCCATGGTCTCTGACTATCAGGAGGAGGAAGGGGACGACGAGGACGAGCAGCCTTCCGAGATGGTCGAGGACTCGTCGAAGTCAGGGACTTGCGTCAAGTCGACCGCATCGGACAGACTAGCAGAAGCATTGAGTGCTGCTCTTTCAGCAATCGGAGGAAATCAGAAGTGAGCGACGTCGAGAAGCTCCTGAACGATCTTGTCGCTCAGGTCGAAGCCAAGGGAAAGACCCTCGAAGGTCGGATGTCCGAAATCGAGCAGGTCATCAAGGCGAACCCCAGCATGGCTCGCAAGATTTCCTTCTCTGGAGACGCAAACACTCGTGGCTCGAAGTTCTCGGGTCTCTCAAGTGCTGACGTCCAAATGCTCCACGACATTATGAAGTCAGGCATGCGGGTCGGAGGTCATGGACCTTCCGAGGAGCTGGTTCAAGCTTATGAGCACGTCGGGAAGCACTTCATCCCTTCGACCAAGGCAGGTCTCGATGCGGTCCCCTATCGCAAGGCGACTCAAAACGAAGGAGCTGCTGGGTACGGTCAGGAGCTGGTCGGGGTCCAGTATGTTTCCGAGCTCTGGGATGCCGCTCGACAGGACTCTCGTATCTTCGGCCTGCTGGATACCTTTGAGATGCTCGCTCCCAGTGCCTATCTGCCTGTCGTGGCTGACCTGCCTGAGCCTATCCTGAGCAGCGAAAACACGACCGAGAACAGCTTCCTGTCTGGGACTGGTCGGGTCGGCTCGAATCGGGTCTCGGTCACTGCCAAGAAGATGCTCATCAATCAGATTTGGACTTATGAGCTGGAGGAGGACGCAATCATCCCCTTCCTCCCGTTCGTTCGGCAGCAAGTCGCAGCGAGCTTGGCTTTCTACTCTGACTCGGTCGTGCTCAATGGCGACACCACGAACGCAGCAACGGGTAACATTAATTCCGACGATGCCGACCCTGCCGACACGAAGTTCTATCTTGCCTTCGACGGTCTGCGGCACGTCGGTCTCGTCGACAACACGGGGAATTCGACCAATGCTGCTGGAGCGGTCAGCCTCTCGGCTCTCTCTGGTCTCAAAGGTAAGATGATTGACTCGACTTATCTGATTGACTGGGGTCATCCGGTCAGGAGTCAGGATGTCATTTATGTCTGCGACCCACAGACTGCTGACGCAATCGCTCAGCTCGACCAAGTCGTGACCGTCGACAAGTTTGGACCTCAGGCAGGCGTGCTCGTCGGTCAGGTCGGGAACATCCTCGGGTCCCCGATTATCTCGACGATTGCCATGGGTCTGACCGAGGCTGACGGGAAGATTTCTGCGACTGCCGCCAACAACACGAAGGGTCAGGTCGTGGCCTTTAATCGGAATGCGTTCAAGGCAGGCATTCGCAAGGCAGTGACCCTCGAGCTCGAGCGCATCCCCGGAATGCAGCAGAATCGACTCGTCGCTTCTTTCCGTCTCGGATTCGGACGGTATGCTCCGAGCGGCTCTGCATCGTCCATCGAGGCTGCCGCAGTCCTTTACAACATCAGCCTGTAAGGGAAGAGAGCAATGCCGAAGCAGTTCGAACAAATCGCAGCGAGGGGACAGATTGTCCCGCTCCTGTTCGTGCAGGACAATGTCGCTGCCTCGCAGACCGACGTCCAGCTTAACATTCAGGAGGTCGCGAGTGCTGCCGCTCTCGCAATCGACGGTCTCTCTCTTCCGTGGGCAGCCTCGGTCGTCGGGATTTCCGTCAATCTCTCTGCGGCAGCGACGGCAGGTCAGCTTACGGTCGGGGTCACCCTCGACGGGACCGAGCAGGCTGCCACGACCCAGACCATCACGACCCAGACTGCTGTGACCGCAGTCTTCCCACAGACCTCGGTCCTCGCCACGGCAGGTCAAAAGCTGGGTGTCGAAATCACGACCAACGCTGGGTGGGATGCGACGACCGCAGACCTTGCGGTCGTCGTCTATATCCTCCTCGACTGCCAAGGAGTCTGATCGCAAAGTGTCCCGAGAGCTTCTTTGTCGGGGAAGTCAAAAGCTCTCGGGACTTCAAATTTGCAAGGGGAATCAATGAACGGTCCTGTCTTCGGTGTCGCTCGAGTCGTCGAGGCTCTTCCGCTTGCCGCTCGGACTGCTGCCGTCAATGGGGACGCATTTCGCTCTTACTGGTCCAAGGACGACCCGCAGTCTGGGATTTATCGTGGATTCTTCAAAGACGCAGGCGTCTTCGTCAACCAGACTGCTGGCTCAGGTAACAATCCGGGAGTCAATCAGTTCAC